CAAGCAGAATATGTTTGGTACACAGACTCAGCCATGGATTGACGACCAGGATAAAGATTACAATCACTGGAAGGTTGCAGAGTTAACTAACTCTCGTCTAGCAATGATTGGATTCTTTGCAGCAATACACAACTATGTCCTCTTTGGACAAGTTATACCTGGCATATTTTAATGTCAAAGGTCTCTTTAAATTCTATCCCTTTAATCTAAGAACAATGAATCAAGAACAAGATTTTTCAGCAGCAGAACTTGCTAACGGACGTTGGGCAATGATTGGCATCATTGCAGCATTGGGTGCTTATGCAACCACTGGAAACATTATTCCAGGAGTATTTTAAATGTCTAACACAGCAATTTGGCAGAGAGCCAACGGTAGGTTTGCAATGGTGGCTTTCTGGGCAATCATAGGTGCATATACCCACTTCAAATACTTTACATAACTAAATAATTACTCATTTATCTTCATACCAAAACACATGGGTGAACTCCAGGCAGTTAATGATATCTCACCATTCCAAGCAATCCTATGGATATTTTATCCAATGGCAGCATTAGTATTAGTGGAATTGATTTCACGTGCTATTAATGATGACGACGATGATGACGGTGGTGGGAAAGGTGTTAGAATAGCACAACCTGTAGCTGTTCCATCTGGATCATAATGGATTGGAGTCACCCTTATTGGAGATTTGCTGAGCGTTGGAATGGACGTTTAGCAATGGTAGGAGTAATCAGTTTAGTCTTAATCAAATGCCTCAAATTATTTTCATAGCTGTAGTAGCAGCAACTGCATTTTCAGGTGGACTTTCATTTGTATTTCAATGATACCCCTGGCAGTACTTTTAACTTCAATACCACCAGGCTCTAGGGATCTCCTAGAGTTTGGTTTTTTTCTCGCGGTAGGATTTACCGCAGGTTCTTTAGGGATTATATGAGTTATTTTACTTGGGAATTATTTTTAACAGTAGTATTTGGTGGAACCCTAATGATACTTGTCACTTTATTTACCTATGATAATATATAATGAGGTTGCATTAATTACATGGCTTCGTATACAGTTACACTCATAGATGAAGAGGGTGTAGAGTCCACTTTTGATTGTGATGAAGATGTTCTAATCATGGAACAAGCAGAGGAAGAAGGTATTGATATGCCTTACTCTTGCAAAGCAGGTGCTTGTTCTACATGTGCTGGTAAGATAGTAGAAGGCACAGTTAATCAAGAAGATCAATCAATGTTAGATGATGAACAAATTGAAGCAGGGTATGTCCTAACATGCGTTGCATATCCTACATCAGATGTTACAATAGAATTGAATAAAGAGGAGGAATTGTATTGACAGACATGATGCCGAAGGAGCAACTTCGTCAAGAGACTTTAGCTATTCTTTTAAAACAATTTGGTTCTACTCATTCATCTAAAGGCATATATGAATGTGCAGATGAGTGGACGGCGAGACAACCCACCACTTCTGGACTTGTCAGTTACTTCAAAGCATACTATAATAAATACAAATCCATATAAGGAAAGAATAATGTCTTGTAAAAAGATTAGTTTCAATACCCTAGCCAATGTGCTTGCATCAGTATCTGCTGTAGGTCTTGCTGGTATTATTGGTACTGGAACTTATGTCTATGTAAACAGAGAAGCAATTATTGATGATGTAAAAGAGAAAGCAATTGAAGAAGTCTTGAAGAAAGTTGGTGGTGGTGCTTTAGGTGGTGCTGGTGGTGCTATTGGAGATTTCCCACTTAAGAGTCCTGCGGCTGCTCCACAAGCATCTGCTCCTGTTCCTTCTGGTGGTTTAGGAGTTTCTAATTTCTAAATAGGATAGTTGCTATACTATCATGCCTGAAGAGGTAAAGGAAGAAATTAAAGAAGAAGTTGAAGAAAAAAAGAAAGGTTTCTTTGGTAAAGTAAAATCTGCTATTGTCCCTGATGCCGAGGAACAAGCAGCAATCATCTCGACAATGGTGCGAATTACGGTCCTTGCCTGGTCCGGCGGAATTTTGACTTTAAATTACGTGGCCATTCCAGGTGTACCCCAACAGAAAATCGATCCGACTTTTATTGCTTCGGTTTTTACAGGAGTTTTAGCTAGCTTCGGAATTCAGACTGCTTCTAAGAAGGGTGATGGTACTATGAAGATGAATGGTAATGGTAGTAGTAATGGTGGAGCACCTCCTGTCACTGCAAAAGACATTGAGGCAATCATAGCTAAAGCTGGAACTGGTGGTCCTGTTCAAACTATTAGAATAGAACAAGCACCTCTTAAGATTACTACTGATTCTAAACCAGAAGAAAAATTTACAATGTAAAGGTGAAGAAAACCTTAAATGAATAATTAGTTATTCACATGAACAACCAATATCCCAAACCGAGGTGGGATCTTGAGAATGATGTAGTACGACTTGAGCAAATGATTATTGTTTACGAACAAGAAATCGAACAACTAAAGATAGAAAAAGATGAGCTTCAAAGAGAAGTTTTATTTCTTAGAAGTAAATTAGAAATAGAGGAGGAAGAAGATGTGGAACTTTAACCCCAAGGAAGGGTTTAATAAATTAGTTGAATGGGATAAAAATCTAATTAAAAAATGTCAGGAGAAGTGGGGTCTCACTGACTATCAAGTAGTTTGTATAAGTTTTGCAAAGGGATTTATACTAGGTGCGTTGATACTCTAACTGAGTGTGGGAGTCCACACTGAACTAGGCAAAATTACTCAACCTGTGCTATAAATATCGGTAGTACTGGGATTGAAAAATCATGCCCCTGACTCACTATACAGTCGGATATCACGACACAGATTTACATAAGTATGAAATATGTGAGTATGCAGTAGATGCATATAATGCAATTCAACATAGCAAAGAGGATGTTCCTTATTTAAGGGAGCATCCTCATTTTATTGATTACTGTGTTAATGAAGAAGTGAAAAACATTTCTAAATTGATGGCTGCTGGAATTCCTATGGGACATTAATTATGAGAGATACAATTATGTGGTGGATGAGCAGATTAACTATCATGCTCACATCACTCTTCCTATCCTTTGCATTAGCAGCACAAGCATATGCTGCAGAGATACAAATGGGTTCAAATGGTATGTTAGTTTTTGAACCATGTGAACTTACTATTAATGTTGGAGATACAGTTACCTTTGTTAATAACGAACTGCCTCCACATAATGTCATGTTTGCTGGCCATGATGAACTATCACATAATGACCTAGCATTCTCACCAGGTGAAAGGATTGATGTAACCTTTGAGAAAGTAGGAGATTATGATTTTCAATGTGATCCTCATGCTGGTGCTGGTATGAAGGGGGTTATACATGTTAAATAGTATGTTATAATATTTTTATTATTATATAAATTATGACGTTTATTAATTTAATTCCTCATGGGAACTATCCAGGACTGTCTCCTGAGGGACAGATGATTGCTATTATCTTAGGATTGTTAGCTTTCTTAGTAGGGTATGGATTGTATCTTACCTTTGGACCAGGTAGTAAAGAATTGGTTGATGGTATTGATGAGCACGCAAAGATGCATGAGTTAGGTATAGCACATGGTCATGAAGGTAAAAGGATACTTATGAAAACAGATCAGAAGCATGATCATCCTGATTCTCTTTTAGGATGAATGAGATAGTATGGTCAATAAATATTATGATAGGTATTCTACTTATTGCAGTAGGATATGTTATATACTGGATTTTCATGTATGATGCTTGGTATCCTAACCCCATTACTCATAGCGAACACTCCAGGCCAGTGGATTCAGGACATCAGGAACTGGGAAGCGGAACAGAACAGAGCTCCCTTAACTGAGTCTATAAATAATGCACTAGAGGAATTGGAGTGGGAAACAGATGGGAGCAATGAAACCCCCAAGCAGGAAGAGTTGTTACAACTTCCGAGTGACAAAGATAGACAAGGTGTTGGACGGAGATACGATAGATGTCACCATAGATCTTGGATTCGATTTATACAAAAAAGAACGGGTAAGAATTGCAGGGGTTGATACTCCTGAGAAAAGGACAAGAGACTTAGAAGAGAAGGCATTAGGAATAGATGCCACTAATTGGTTAAAGAAAAAACTAGAAGATACTATTGCAGGTGATGGAGATGAACTCACTATTAGAACAGAACTTGTGGGTGGGACTGGGAAGTATGGTCGGCTTCTTGGTTGGCTCTATATTAACGAGGATACTATTTCCTTAAATGAACAAATGATTACGGAGGGTTATGCTTGGGCGTATGATGGAGGAACTAAACAGAAAGACTTTGAGGAGTTACGCGAAATTAGGAGAGGAAAAGGGACTCTGGTCCAGGGTTGATCAAACCACTCTTGATAGTGAAGGTAAACAAACTCGTAGATTAATTATTTCTTGGCCTTTGGAGGATGCAGAGTGAATCAAGAACTAAAAGAAGAATTACAATCTATTGTAGATAAGCTGGGTGGCACTATGGAGGAGCTATTTACTGGCGACCATGCTGGCAGATCATCTAAAAAAATTGTAATTGAATATGACGTGCAGAGGAAAAAATGATTCAAGATAGAAATGATTTTATTGCTCTCTTAAAAGAAGAAGCATATAAGAAAGGTGACTTTGAATTATCATCTGGTAAGAAAAGTGAACATTATGTTAACTGTAAGCCAGTGACCCTACAAGGTGATGCTCTTATGTTTATCAGTTGGTGTATGTTTGAGTGCCTTGAGGAGGACTGTGATGCTGTAGGAGGACTCACGCTAGGTGCTGATCCATTAGTAGCAGGTGTTGCTATGGTATCAGCAATAGAAGAAAGATATATGGATGGTTTAATAGTAAGGAAAGAACCAAAGGGACATGGTACAAAGGCATGGATAGAGGGTCCAGAGTTAGCACCAGGTTCTAAGGTGACTGTGTTGGAAGATGTGATTACTACAGGTGGTTCTGCTATCAAAGCAGCAGAGAAATTAAGAGATGCTGGATATATAGTAGATAATGTAGTGGCTATTATTAATCGTCAAGAAGGAAGTGAAGCAGATGATGCTATGGATGCTGCTAATTTAAATCTTATTAGTCTATTCATGCTAGAGGAATTAATCTAATGGACTTACAAAAGACAGCTAGTACAGTTACAGCAGTAGCAGTTGTTGGTACTGGTGCAGTAGTAGGTGGTAATCATCAGATTGATAAGATGCAAGGTGGTCCTCAGAAGAGAGAGGATGCACGTATAGAACAAATACGTCAGGTAGTAAGAGAAGAAATCTATATACAGTTAGTTAATAACTGGCCTAAGACTTCTGGACCTGTAAAGGGTCTTGTAATTCCTAAGCAAGATTATCGTGAACAAGTCCCCCAAAAATAGTAAGGATAGGGTTATAGATCTTATAAGGTTTGTAATCTTAGTTCAAATGGCAATAGTAGCAGCAACTATAGTAGGTTGCTTTGTTGCCAAGTCTAATAAATGCAATGATTCAGATAAGCAACACATTGCTAAC